ATCTAGGTTTAGTTGTTACAGGCATAGCTCTTATGTCATCTGTTGGTGCAGGAATACAATCACTTAATGCTGTACTTACTACATTAACTGGTATTGATGACAGGATGAATAATATAGAGTATGAGTTTAATGCTTTAAAAGAAAGCACAATGGTTTCTAATGATATTGCTGTTCTTTATGAAAAGATTAATGATTTAGAGATGGCAGCTTCTAATTTAGGTAGAGCTAATGAACAAATTGCTTACCTACAATCAGAGATAAATAGTATCAGACAAGATGTTATGGATAGTGGTTGGGATTTAGACCAGAAATATATACCAGAGAAGTGGGAATGGACAGACCTTAATAGCAAATCTGTCAGACTTGAAACACAAATACAAGGTTTAGAACAAAGAATGTGGGAACTAGATACACTTGATGATAGAATTACTTGGTTAGAAAGTAATAGATAAGGTTAAGTAGTAATGAGTAGAACAGTAACTTGGAAATGGGGTGACAAAACCTATAAAGGTACAGTCACTCGTACAACTAAAACTCATATTTATGCACGTACACATAACGGTAAAATTAAAAAGATTCGTAAGAAAAAGTAATGGCATTACCAGGAGCATATGTTAACAGAAGTAATACAACTGGTCAGTATTGTTCTAATTGCAAACATTATATTAATAACTATTGCATTGCATTCAAAGAACAAGTAGCACCAGGAGGTTGGTGTAAAGTTTGGGAATCAATTGAAATACGAAGTATTAAGAGTTAGTAGTCAAAAAGACTCTACATCAGGATTGTTATTTGAAGTTAACAATGGTAAGCGTACATTTCTTTGCTACACATTAGAAGATGAACAACGTGATGTTAAAGTCTGGGGTGAAACACGCATACCTGCTGGTACTTATAAGCTAGGTTTACGTACAGAAGGTGGCTTTCATAATCGTTATTTGTCCAGATATGGTGCAGACTTTCATAAAGGTATGATATGGGTACTAGATGTACCTAAATTTGAATGGATACTATGGCATTCAGGTAATACAGATGAGAATACTGCAGGTTGTTTGCTGTTAGGTAACACACAAACTAGCAATTTAGTAGCTAAAGATGGGTTTATTGGTTCAAGTCGTGATGCATATGCACTTGTGTATCCTCGTGTATTAGCTGCTATTGAATCAGGATTAGATGTAGAAGTAGAATATATAGACTATGATGGTAAGTTACCTACACCTGAAGTTTCTAATGCAGCTCCATCAGATATGATACAACCTAAACAAGTTATGGAAAAACTACAAGAGATAAGCGGTGAAGTTCAAATATTATCTGCTAAGCTTGATGGAAAAAGAATAATATGAGTAACATAGACAAAATAGAATACATTATAGAACAATTAACTAAAGGTGGTAGTCGTTCTGTTCGTTTATCTAATAAATTTAATATTAGTAAAAAAGATTTACCTGTATTAAAAAGCATACATGCTGAATTAAAATTAAGTGGTGAAGTAGCATTAGGTTCAGTAGATGCAAGTAAATTAATATCTGAAGGTGCTGATGATGCATTTGATACAGCAATTGTAAATAAAATTTTAGAATCAACAGGTAATCATGGCTTAGGTGAATTTAAAGATAGTAACTTAGCAAATATAAGTGATGTAGAAAATATAGGTGGAGTTAAAAGTAAACAGATATTTAAACAAAGTAGAGGAAATGTACCTAGAAAAGTAGATAATGTAGAAACTACTGTATCTAGAGGTTTGTCAGATATACAAGCTGATATTGATATAGGTAAACAACTTCGTAGAGGTTATACACCTATGTTAAAAGATATAAGTACAGGTGGTGCTAGACCTAGTTTTGTAGAAAAATATGTACCTGTTTATAAGTCATTGAATGATTTTAGTGACAATGAATTGCGTTTAACTAAACAATATTTTACTGCTAAAAATAAAGGACTATCAGATAAACTAGCATTAAAAGTAACTAAATCTAGTATTAGTCGTATGTTACGTACATCTGGAACTGATATATCTAAAACATTACCTTCAGTTGGTGACAGTGCTTTAACAAAAGCAGTAGAAGCTGCTAATCAAGCAACTCAAGACTTAGAATATTTACAAAGAGAATCAGGTTTATATGATGATAAGTATTACGGACCTGTAGATAGTCATGTAAAAGAATATAATTTAATTAAAACTGCAAATGACAGCAACATCGGTAAACAAATGCCATTTGCAAGTAGTGCTGAAATTAAAGAATACAACAAAATGGTACAAGATTTTGACAAAGTAGATTTATCTACTGAAACTAAACGTGCACAAAAATTAAGTAAGTCATTAGAGGAATCACAAACAAACATTATGGAACAAGGTAAGGGTGGTCTACTAGAAGGACAAGCTTTTGGCACACAAACTAAACCTATGGTTACAGAAAACTTTGGTGATATAAAAATAGGTGGTGGATTTAAAACTAAAACTGAAGAAGATTTAGAAGCTGCAGCAAAAATAGAATATGAAAAAGCTTATGGTGATAATACAATACCTGTTAATTTTAAACATCCAACTGCTGCAGGAAATAAAACTATAAAAGAAATGGGTTTTAATGTTGGAGATAAATTACCTGTAGGTATTGATAAAAAAGGTAACTCAATATTTTTAAAAGTAGGACCTCAAGTTGATGAAGCAAGTCCAATAGGTACTGGTATTACTTCTTTTGGTACTGATAAAACATCAGGTGTAAGGTACGACTCAGATGTACAAGCTGAAAGAGCTAGTAAAAAACAACCAGGTAGAATAGAAATTTATGATAAAACAAAAAGAGAATACAAACCTAAACAAACATACGTACCTAGTGCTATTGATGAGAGTACACCTAGAATATCTAAAGCAGAATATAAAACACAACAATCATTAGTTGGTCAAATGAATCAATTAAAAGCAATGTATCCAAACGTTGCAAATAAAAATAATCTTGTTAGACTAGCTGTAAGAAATATGGAAAAAGAATATGGTTTACCAGTTAATAAAAAATTACTGTTGAACCTTAGTAAGTTTTTTTAGGAATATAAATGGTAGCATTTAAAGGCGGCAATAATACAGGTGGTCAGAATGTAGATTATTACGATAATCCTAATTATGACCCTAAAAAAGATGGTAAATCTTCTACAGATTACATTAAAAAACAATCTAACGCAACAGCTGACTGGAAAGAAACTGCAGATTATAAATATTATGAACTTGGTGAAGGTGATTATGATGATGTTGTACAAGCAGAAGGTGAAGCAGCTTATAATAAAGCTAAAGCTGATAAACAAACAAGCGAAACTGTATCTTATTTTAGAGCTAGAGAACGTGAACGTTTAAATCCTGGTGTTAGTAGAAGTCCACAAATTAATCCTAAGTTCAGTCAACCTGCATCATTAGATGATAAATTAGGAAAATTTGGTATGTCATTTGACCCTCAAGACCCAGACACATATAATGACCAAGCAGCAAAAATTCCTGAAGGTCAGTTAACAAAAAATTCATATGATACTTCTAGAGGAATTGGTAACTATACTATGATTGAAGAAACTTCTAAATACGCAAAAGGTACACCAATGCCTAACACAGTAGCTGGTGTTAATCAAGAACTACAAGCACGTAAAACTAGAACAAGAGATTTTGCTATGGAGTTTAAAGGAACTATTTATGATTACATTGAAGATATTAGATTAAAAACACTTGATTCTGCAGACAGTGAAGTTGCAGAATTTTATAATCAAAGTGATGATGATTTTCAAATGAATAAAAGACAACCACTTAGTTATGTAGAAATAGAAAATAAATATTTTCCTGATACTGCAAGTAAAAAAGCAGCTAAAACTGAACTACAAAAAATGATTTCTTTTACTGATGAAGCATCTGATATAGCTAGAGAATACAGTAATTTATCAGATTATGCAGAAACTGTTATTCGTAAAACAATGAGTTCATTGCCTATTCCTATTGGTATTGATGACGGTGGAGCATCAGTTAATGATAAATTAACTAAAGCTAATTATGAAAAAGGTATAAAAGAATTTCAAGCTTGGAAATCTAAAAAAGGTATTCCAAAAATAATAAGATTAATTTCTAAGTTAGGATAATTATGAGTAAAGAATATAAAGATATATTAGAAAAAACATTATGGACATTTGTTGAAGCATTTATTGGTGCATTAACAGTAGCACCATTAGTTGGTGTAGATGCTGATACAGTACAGTTAGCTGCAATATCAGGTGCGTCTGCAGCTTTAGTAGTAATTAAAGAGTTTGCTAAAAAACAATTAGTTAAACCTGTTAAGAAAGTGAGTAAGTAATGCCTGGACATTATCATAACAAACACGAAGTAGCTTTAGAAAATAAAGATGAAGAATCTATTGTAGAAGCAGGTGTTAATTTTGAAAAGATTGCTAGTCATACTGTTCTTACTGACATGGGATTAGCACAAGAACCTGTATCACATGGTAAAAGTGATGGTCAAGTATCTGTTAACTCAGTTGCTGCTGCAGTTGCAGCTCCAAAAATAGACGAACGTAACGTATATACATTAGAAGATTTATAATGGGAAGTCCTAATTACAATAGATTAGTAGGTGAAGGTAAAGCTGGTCTTGGTAAAAATGAACTTAAAAAACGTGTAAAACAACACAATGCATTAGCTGAGAAAGCATTTGCTAGTGTTAAAGGTAAAGAACAACTTACTGCTGCTGATGTAGCTAACATTTATCGTGGTATTAAACTTCAAAATGATAGTAAATTAATGTCAACCATAGGGGATAAAACATATTCTTTTCCTAAAAGCAATAATCAAAAAACTATACTTGGTTACACTAAAGATGAATGGTCTGCAGCATGGGATGCAACTAAAAACAGTTACATAGATACTGCTAAAAAATTTGCTAACAGTATTTCTAAAGGTAATTTAAATAGTTCGCCAACCCTTCCAGTATGGGAAGATAGAAATAAAAAAAATAAGAATACTAAGTTATAGTACTTTCTCTTTTTAAAAATCCTTTTAATAAATCTCTTATAGCTTTACTATGTCCACTTGATTGCCTACCATCATATATATCATGGTGCCATTTACATAGTATGGCCACATTATTAATATCAAACTTACGTTTTTTGTTGCCACCCATACCTATGCCTTGTATATGTGCTAGCTCTAGCCACTTGTTATCATTACAATAAGCCCACTCACAACGACCACCTGCACGTTTCATAGCTTCTTCTCTTATTGGTGATAAACTTTCCATTATTCTTCTTCTAAACGTCTGTAATCTTTTACATGAGCATCTTGTTGAAACTCTGCATCTAATTGTTCTAGATGCCAATTGTAATCTGTTACAAACTTATCCATAAGAAACCTTAACTTTTTCATATCAGGTTGTACTTTAAATGTATCACTACCACATGCTTGATTAAACTGTGTAGCCCATACTTTTAAATACTTATGGTGTGTAAATATATTTATTTTATTTATGTCTATTCTTTTCGCCATTTATTCCTCTCCAAAATATTCGTCAAACATTTTCTGTTCACAAGATACGCATCTCTCTGTGTACATATAATCAGATTCAAATTTTTTACGACAATTCTTACATCTAATATCATACGTATTTGAATCTAATTGGTTACGCCATATGTTCCATTTGTTAGATGTATGCGACTTATAATACTCATTCATTAATTAGTTTCCTCCATATACAAGTATCTGTTATTGTAATCTTTCCAACAGTGCTTGCTACTATTCCAATGATGCCACCCATCATTGTAGACTAACCAACTAGCTACAGCTGTAGATACTTTTGGATTAGTCCTATTACTTATTATATCAAGCTTAGATTTTAACCAAGCCCATGTATTGTCATTAAATTGCCAGAGTCCAACATCTGCAGTACCATTTGTGTTCTTGCCTACTGCATCAGGTTTTCCTGAACTTTCACAGTAGATTACATTTAGTGCCTGCAAGATGTGGTCTTCTTTAAAGTAAGTGGATACCAGGTCTGTATAATGAACAACATACTCTATTTTTACTTTAGTAGTACTACATTCCTGGTATTCCACTAACGTGCTGGGTGTTAGAAACATTGGAAACAAACACCCAACAATTACTTCTATCATTAGCTAATGGTAGTTCTTGTAGGTACTTTAGTACAGTAGTAACTGACTAAGCCCTTTGTTTTTGTTGGTAGTGTTGTAATTTCATAACCTTCTTCTCGTAGGTTAAAAAGTATCCCACCAAACCTGTGACAATGTAACTCTCTTACAAACTCCCAGTTAGTTATAGGGTCAGAGTTCATAAACTCTTCTAATGCCCATGCTACTAACTGTGTTTTACTTTTAATATAAGAGGGTACAAGTACTCCTCTAAATGCACTAGGTATCATACTGATTCTCCATCTAAGTTCCATTCTTTAGGTATGTCTGAGTTATCAAGCCACCAAGACTTACGCCATTTACCGCTATGTCCTCCGCATATTACGGGGTCATTAGTGCTGCAGGTAAAGTCTGGACTTTTATCTGACCGTTTACTATTACGATTATCGTATACCATCTGTCCACAAAATGGACATTTAAGGTCGTCACGATATTTATTTTGTTGTTCCATCTTTTTAACAACTCCTCCTAGCATGTTACCAAGTGGTTGTACACCTGGTTCTGTGCTGTCGTTTACTTCAAGTCCTACAGCATTAAGCTTTTCTTCTATTGACATACTGTCAAAAGATTCTTGCGTAACAACAGTAGGCATATCAACAAGCTTT